AAAACAGCTCCAAGCATTGCCAACTGTGCTTTTGCAATATCCAAAAACGGCGAGCCAAAATCAGTTGCATCAGCTTTTGCCGTTGCTGGCACACTTGGTTGCTCATTAAGTGCTTTACACTTTTCACTATCACAGTAATTTAATGCAATGGCCACGGCCTGATCGTGTGGTTTGCCCTCTTTTAACAACAAGGATATTTTATCTGATACACATTTTGCATAATCAGCTTTTGCCTTTTTCATCTCATCATCATCACCACAAGGTTTATTTGCCAGCTCCTCGGCTGGTGGCAATGTTGGCTCAGGTGTTGGCTCTTTTGGCTCAAGTTCTTGTTTTGCCAATGCCTCAAGTTTTGTTACTTGCTCGGGTGTTAATTTTAATACAACCTTTAATGCATCAATAAAGGGCACTGGCACTGGTGTAACATCACCAGCCAATATCTTATCAACAAGCTCTTTATCAAGTTTTGATGTATCAATTAATTGTTGCACTTGCTCAGGTGTCAATTTAAACTCTGTTAAAAACTCAGCAACCAAGGCTCCCTTTATTTGCATGATTTTCTTCCTTTTGCTAGTTGTAAAAGTTGCGTCCATGTTGCACGGTATTGATACAATACTCAGCTCGATTAACTCCCAATCAGTGATAACTGTTACACCGTTTTCAGCTTTTGTTGTATTTTTAACGTCAAACCCAATGGACAATGTTTTTAAAATTCCCTCTTGTACTAAATCTCTCACATACTGCACTTTTGCATCTGATGATGATGATAGTTGCGCTTTAATCCACATGCCTTCTTCACTAAATTTTACATCAAGGACTTTACCAATGATGCAATCATAATTGTGGTTAAATAAAACAATTGGATTATTTTTAAATCTTTTTGTATCAACTTTATCATATTTCATCAGCTCATTTGCTGAGTCAACAATTGCAGGGTTTGCCCACCCCTCGATAAATAAATTATTGTTCTCTTTTATTGATTTAAAATTAAAAATTTTGTTTTGCATTGTTACTCCTCTTTTAATGCTGCCAAATCATCGGGGTGTATTAAACTAAATGCACACCTGCAATTGATGGTTTGCTCGGGTTTACCTTGTGTGTCTCTTGGGAAGCGTAACCCGTTTTTAAACTCATCATCAATTTTTGCAACTGTGCCGTGTAACTCCCAATGATTGTCTTTTGCATCAGGATACTTGCCATCGGGGTTGCCACGCACACGCTCATCATTGCCAGTAATCCAAATCTTAACTAAATTGGGATCTACTTTTTTGGCATTTTGTGCGGCACCCCATTGGCCTATTGATGCCGCTGTTAACGATTCCGTGCGTGCAATTGTGTTTGCCCTTGATGCAATTAACGGGGGTATCTCATCAAGTAATATATTTGTAATCTCTGATACGGTTTTATTTGCTGCCACAGATTCAGCAATAATGGCACTTATTTTTGATGTAGTTGTCTCGTTAAGCCAAGCAAAAGTTTTTAAACCACGCTCTTTTAATATTGCAACCTCACCATCTTTTGTACGCTCCCGTAACAGTGCAACCTCGGTTTTTGCCTCTTGATTAAATATCAAGTTTACTTGGCTGTTGTAACCAGCATCAAGGTTTGGTTGCAAAAATGTTGCATACTCTCTTAAGTATTCCCTTTCAACTTTATCAGCATTTAATAACTTATTAAGCCTTTTTATATATGCATCAAGGTCAAATGTTGCTTTCTCTGACTGTAACAGTTTTAAAGCAACCTCGGTTTGCTTGGTTAAATAGCTTGTAATGTGCTCTTTAAACAAATCATATTTTGTTTTGTTTAACTCTTTTTGGTGTGCATCAAACATCTCTTTAAAATCTTGATGCTTTTCAATATCACTTTTAACCTCGGCAATCTCTTTTGTCTCAATAACAATATTTGGCTCATCTTGTGTAACACCAAGTTGCGCTTGTGCTGGTTGCACTTGTTGTACTGGTTGCGCTTGGGGTTTTAAAGATAAAATAACATCTCCACCTGTTACACTTGGCAACTCCCATAACTCTTTACGTACTTCGTTTATGGTTTTTGTTGATAACATTTTTGTTGCAAGTTCTGCTTTTGATAAAAGGTCATCTTTTAATATTTCAACCTCACTGTAATCATAATCAATAACTGAGCCAGCTAGTTGTTTTTTGAGTTTAGAGTTTAGGCCAAGGGTAAATTTTTTGTGCAGTGTTTTGATTGTTGATTGCCAAAAGTATTTTAACGCCTGTTTGTGCTCATTGCTGCCAAGGCTGCCAGTTTCTTGTAATGATAGTGCGTGTTTTGGTGCGTGGAATAAATTGATCAACACTTCCCTGTTTTGCGTTAACAATTCCTTAAGCTGTTGATCTGCAATTTTAACATCAATTGTTGTTGCTTTAACGCCTTTTGGCAATACAAGTGAGCCACGTTGATTTGCTTTACCAGTGTACTCAAAATCAAATTGCCTTTTTAATAGTTTTAAAGTCTCAAGGCTGCCAGCAACTTCCGTTTCTAAAATGACTTGTGGCAAGGCACCCTTATCAAAATATTTATTAAGATAACTACCTGTTGATTGGTTAAACTTAATACTTGGTATGCCTGCCAGTAACGGCGATAAACCATAAGGTGTGTCCCAAGTTAAACTTGGGAATTTCAAATGTATTATTTCATTCTCCAAAAAAGGTATTGATTTGTTGTTTACCCTGTATGATAAGTTACCCTCATTATCTTGTGTTATGTTAAACAACTCAATAGGTATCCAATGCAATTGGTTTAATGCCTCTGCATGGTACACAATAGTATCACCTGTTAAAATTAACTCGGCACAAATAGAGTAATAAAAGCTTAATGAGTCGTGTTTTTTGCTTGGCTCATCTAGCATGTATTGTATGGGGTGTGCCGTGTTAAGTTTAAATACCTCGTTGCCATCTTGTATTTGTTTTGAGTAAACTTTTGGTGTTACACTTGCAAACTCTTTTGCAATCAAATCAACAAGTATGTAGATCCAATCACAAGTGTAAAATATCCTCTTTAAAGCTAGTTTATGCTCAAGTGATATTTTTGATGAGCCCGTGTCGTTTTCAAGCCAATCATTAAAATTAAAGCTGTATGTTTTTAAATTTGTTTTGCCCATTTTTTTGTATCTCAATTTTTTAATAAATTAAGTATGGCACTGTGCAAAACAAATTTCAATAACTGGAGATTTCAAGTTTTGAATAATCGTTATCTTGGAACCAATTTAAACACTGACTCAAGGCATCACAATTGTGGACAAGCAAACCGTTTGCAAAATAAACACCGGCATCAACTGTTAAGTTGTAAACTGGCTGCATTTCTTCTACAACTGTAACTTCCGCAAGTAATAGCTTTTGAGTGTGTTGGCAGTTCTTTTGGTTTTTGGCAAACAATACAGTTAATAGTTTTTTTATTGATATTGTTACGATGCCTAAATTTTTCTCCGCAATTGCGTGAGCAAAATTTAGATTGTTTATCTGCAAATTTTTTTGTGGTGTACTCATTGCCGCACAATATACAAATTTTTGTAATCGGTGTTGTATCCCTTTTTTGTATTGTATGTTTAGCATGCTCTCGGTGCCACTGTTTACCTTGCTCTGATTTATGCCAAATCGCAGCCTTTTTCCTAATGTTATCAAGGTTTTCTTTACACTTAACAATCCTATTAATATCCCAAGTGTGTTTTCTGTGTAACTTTTTATGCTCGGTAGCAAGTACACACTCCAAATTGCTAAAGTCATTATTAAAGTGATTGCCGTCTTTATGATGAATGATACAGCCTTTAGGTATTTTTTTGCCACTATAAAACTCATAAACGTCTCGGTGTAACATTGATACACCTTTTCTTGCTGCATTAGTTGTCTCACTTCTGATGTAATACCTTTTACGCCCGACAAGCTTATATATATTGCCGTTCCACTCAAGTTGAGTAGCAATCTCAGCCATAAAAAACTCCTAAAATTTAAATAAAGAGGTTTGTAATCATCTATTAAATCTTTAAACATAAAAGAATTTTTACAAAAAACAGGGTGATTACTTGTACCCGTTACACCATGACGATTGATTACTTTTTTAATGCCAGAACAACAAGACTGTTTGACTTTGCTGTAACCAAATGGGGTTAAAACATAATCACCTTTTTTAATATCCTCAATATTTTTATCACCAAATAGTGTTTTAATTTTTGTACCAGCGATAAAACACTGGTCATCATGGTCACCGTTTGGGAATGATAACAGCTCGGGTTTAATAATTGGCAGCAACTCCTCGGCAATAAACACTTGGCCTGATACTAGCAACCCGTAACAGCGTTCCAAGCGTTGCACTTTATCGCCTTTTGGCTCCACAAGCGTAATGCCAAGCCACTCAAGATCATCATCAATTGCATCACCGTTTGCCTTTTTTTCAACCAGCCTGATTGTTGCCTTGGGGTATTTGTTACTCATGGCAACAATTGCCTGCCTGCTTTCAGTGTAACTCAAACGTTCCCGTATTTGATCCACTAAATAAAATTTGCCATCGTGTTTACCCCAAACTTGCCCTACAACAAAAGAACTTGACGCTGATTGCGAGCGAGAAAAGCGCAAGTCCCAAGATTGTACCATCATGTCAAAATCATCAGGTGGTGTAACAAATGATTTTATAAAGTGCTCTTTAACAATGTTGCCCTCAACATTAATAGGGTTTTGCTCATACAACGCAGCCCACAAACGGGGTGGCATCGTGTGCTTTATTTTTAATAGTTGGTTTAGTGTAAAACGCTCGGGCATCAACGGCAAACCATCAGCATTAATTGCAGGGTATTTTAAATTAAGCCAACGGTCAGGCTCTAGTTTTAATAAACGGCCAATATGATCATCAAGATGCCAACGGGTGTTGATGTTAACAATGCCGTTTAAAGGTGCCTGCCGTGTTAATGCAACTGATGTGTACCAATCCCAAACCTTGCCACGTATCAACGGTGAGTCGGCCTCTTCGCTGTTTTTAAAAAGGTCATCGCACACAAGTAAATTGTAACCGTTACCAGTAAAAGAGCCACCTACACCAACAGCCCTGTAACAGCCTGCTAGTTTGCCCTTGTTGTATATAAACCATTCTTTAACCGATGATCGTTCTTTTGATATTGTTATGTGTGGCCAAACCTTTTTTACATAAGGGTTACTCTCAAGTAAATTACGTGCGGCAAGGCTCGCTTTCTCTGCAATGGTTTGGCTGTAACTTGTTACGGCAACTTCCCAATCAGGGTTATTAAGCAACACCCAAGGCAAAAACCGTTGAGATGTTACACTTGTTTTACCGTGTCGTGGTGGCATTGTTACATTGATACGTGGCATTAATCCGTTGCGTGTCCTAAACATTGCTTTTTGCAGTGTAGTTATTGGCTCAACAAGAAAACGTGAGTAAATAAAATTGTGGTATGTTTCAAAAATGAAACGCTTGAAGTCGTATTGTTGGAGTAGGAGTTGTTTATCTGCTAGGCTCAAGTTATACCGTTCCAATAAAGTCGCTCTTGTTTTATCAACGTTTTTTCCTTGTTTGAGCTTAGTTTTGACCGCTTATCTATTTCGTAAATAAGTTTAAACCGCTTGTCTGCTATGTGATACTCTGAGATAAATACAGGGAATTTTCTTGACGCTGCCCAATTAAAAAAATCGGTATGGTTAAAACCGTTCCCATAATCGTTCGTATTTTTATACGGAATGTCACAGTAAACGATTGAATTAGATAGTATCTCTATTTCTCGATAATCTTTTGAATAAAAAACTAGTTGCTGTAGTTGCTGTAGTCGCTCTAGTTGCTGTAGTTGCTGTAGTCGCTCT